TAGTTGAGAGGAGTAAATAAAATATGAGTAAAGATGAAGAGATAGCATTAAAATTAACAATTGCAATGATAGAAGGAATGGGAAAAGCAGGAGATACACCTAATAATCCTTACGAAATCGTATGTAATTATAAAATAATATTAGAAAAATTAAGAGATAGGAGTGATACATAGTGGAAACAGCAGATGAAATGTTTGAAGAATTAGGATATGAAATTTTATTTAAGAATGAAAAGATGATTCAATATGAATTTGAAGGATTTTATATGGACACTGAAATAAAATTTGACCTAAAAGGAAAAACAGTATTAAAAGAATATTCAACAGGAGAAAGTCAAGAAATTACAATGGAAGAACTCCAAGTAATAAATAAGAAAGTAGAGGAATTAGGATGGAATGAAAAGAGTTAAAATTGGAGATAGATTTGGAAGATTAAGTGTAGTTAAGGAATTAAAAGAAAGAAGTAAAGATGGACGCCGTATATATGAGTGTAAATGTGATTGTGGAAATACTGTAAAAGTAAGAAGTAAAGAGCTACTTAATGGAGATACAGTTTCTTGCAAATGCTACCGAAAAGAACAAGTTAAAAAAAGATATAAAAATGGAACACAACCAGATAGAATTTTTAGTGATAAATTAAACAAAAATAATAAATCTGGAATTAAACGGAGTCTGTTTCGATAAAAGTAGAAATAAATGGAGAGCAACATATCAATATCAACGAAAAACATACAATTTAGGAAGATATAATACGATATTAGAAGCCAAAGAAGCAAGAAAAAAATTTGAAAATGAAATAAGACAAAAGCTAGGAGGTATTTTAAGTGAAAGAAAAAATAAAAAGAATAATAGAAAAAATTAAAGATATATGTAGTTTGCATTGTCCTGAATGTGGTGGAAGAATGGAATGTGAAGATTTAGATATGAAAATAGACCACTTTATATATAAGTGTGAAAAGTGCGGAAAGAGGTGGTTTTAATGCAATTATTTGAAGATTTAGTAAAATGCAAAGATTGTATGAACAACATAAATAGTAAGTGTATGTTATATCCAGGAAAAGATGTAAAAGAAGAAAATACAGGGTGTTATGTAGGAATAGATAGAAACAATAAACAAAAACTTGTAGGGGGGGATTTTAAGTGAAAGAAAATGATATACAGGAAGATATTAATATATTAAATGAATTGTTAGATAATGAAATTGTTCCAAGATTACATAGAAGATATAAAAACGCATTAGAGGAAATTATAGAAGAAGTAAATAAAAATACTTGTACTTATGAACAAATAGAAGAAGACTATAATGTGTGGCATTGTAGTAAATGTAAATGTGATTGGTGCATTGAAGAAGGTACTCCAATAGATAACAATATGAATTATTGTCCAGAATGTGGAGCAAGAATAAGAGAAGTTATTGAACTAGGAGAGGAGGGCGAGTAGTGGAAAATACTATAAAAGAAGATATAAAAATATTAGAAAATTTTATAAATTGGTTAAAAATAGATTTTGAATACGATTCAGGAGAAGAAATTAAAGCAATAGAGCATATTTTATCGGATTATAAAAGAGTATTAAAAGAGAATGAAGAATTGAAAGAAGATAGAGATAAATTTAAAAAAGCATTAGGAAGAAGAATAACATATTGTAATGAATTAGAAAAAGATTTATTTGAGAATAGTAGTAATTATGTTATTAAAAAACAAAAAGTAAAAGACAAGATAGAAGAATTAAAAAAGAAAGTAGAAGAGCTGACAGACGAGAAAGGTTATTGGGGTGGCAGTGATTTATTAGAACAGATAAAAGTTTTACAAGTATTATTAGAAAAGGAGAAATAGAATGAAAGGTCCATTTAAAAAATTAAAAAAGAAGCGTTGCAAAGACTGTAAACATTTATTTAAAACTGATAATATGTTTGCTTGTTATAAGTCTGAGATTTATATAGAACCAGTAAAACTAATATGTTTTAAAAGAAAAAAGAAGGAGACTTAATTTATGAATAATAAAAAAGCCATTAAAAGTTTAAAAGAATTTGCTTATACAACTCATGGAACTTTATCAGCAGAAGAAGCAAAAATAGTATTAAATTTAATAGAAAAACTGCAAAAAGCGAATAAAGAACTTACAAAATCAAATAAAACATTAAGTAAAACAGTAGATTTAATGAAAGAAGTTATAAATGAAATGGCAAAACATATTTACTTGTTAGGATATTATGACTGCTTATATGAAGTATGTGACGATGATATGGACAGAGAATGTGAAGACTGCATAAAAGAATATTTTTATAAAAAAGTAAAGGAGACAAAAGACAATGGAAGTACCAGAGGTATTTAGAGGTATGAAAAAAGTAAAAGAATACCCAAATCACGTATTATATGAGAGAAAAATAGTAGATAAATGGGGAGAAGAACATACAGTAAAAGAATGTGTTGCATATTACGATCTAGGATTTACAACTAAACAAATAAGAGATAGAAAAATAAATGCAGGGTTGCATTTGTAACGAAGGAGGAAAACATGGGAAGATTAAGTAAAGAAGAATATAGAGAAGCAAAAGGCTGCTTAAAAAGATATAATTATAATTGTATTAATATAATAAATATTCAAAGAGATATATTAAATATAAGTGTAGCACCATGTGATGGATTACCCAAAGCTCCATATTCGGTTGGAGATAATACTTTAAATAAAGTAATAAAGTTAGAAGAAAATGAAGAATTACAAAAATCAATTAGAGAATATAAAGCAGTTATTCAAGCACTGCTGTTAGTAGATTCAATAGCAAATGATATATTTGAAGAGGAATATCAGAAGCGGCGAAGAAAACAAATGGAACATAATAGATAAGCTTAATATAAGTGAAGATGTTTATAAAAGAAGAAAAAGAAAACTTATATATACAGTACATAAAGAATTAAATAAAATAAAAGAAAACTTACAACCGTAAAGGCTGTAAGTTTTTTAAAAAAAGTTTAAAAAAGCATTGACATACTACGCACAGTAGTGTATAATATATACATACCAAGAGGAAAGGGGTGAGAAAATGATACTAAAGAAATTATTAAAAAAACAAAAAGAGCCGACCTTCATAAAGAAAGTCGACAAATGGCAAACTGAAATGTACTTATACAAATTAAATCAAGAACGACAAGCACAAAAGTAAGCCATAGTAGAGAGGGAAGTGCAATTCCCTCTTTGCAAATATTATAAAAGGGAAGTGATAATATGTCAAGAGATTATAAAAAAGAAAACGCATGGAAAAAGAATAAATATGAAGAAGTAAGAGGAAATATCGATAAAGAACTAGGAACAGAACTAAAAGCAAAACTAAAAGAAGAAGGAATATCAATAGCAGAATGGATTACTAATAATGCAAAAAAATATTTAAAAAAATAAATTGCCCTTTTTTTGCCCTTTTTTTATAAAAAAACCGTGTTATAATTGTATTGTGAAAAAGTGAATATAAGTTCAAGAGCTAGAAAATAGCTCTTTTTTCATGCTTTCATATAATCAATGATACTAGATAGTTGATGTTTCCCCTTTTTATAAATTAAAATTGCTTTCCTAAAATAGATTTATTATGAGTGATTCTAGTTATACTCGTATAAATAGTACGTAGCAATATAAAAAATCATTTAGTCTTGTTGTCGGAATGACATTGAAGCGAGCAAATAAGACTAACTCGCTATGATACATGTATTGTTACGTAGTGTTTATATTAATAAAACAAAGGAATAAAAGGAAATGGTAAGTGAATTATGTCTAAAATACAAATGCAAAGAGTGTCCAGAACAGCTAAAATGTGTCGGATGCGAGCATAATTATATATTAATAAAACAAGAGACGGTTAGCAACTTATATAAGTGTAGTAAATGTGGAAACAAATTAAGACTTAACAAAAACAATGTATGTTGTGAGTGTATAAACAACTGTAAAGGTAAAGTAAAAAGCGAGATTGATAAAGAAAATAATATTTATAGAAAATGTAATAAATTTAATAAGGGAGGAAAAGAAGATGAAGATTAAATTTTTAGTGAATGTACCAGATAAGTATACAAGAGAAAAATATAAGAAAGGACAAGTAAAAGAGTTTGAAGATAGCAGAGCAAAAGAAATATTATCTGCTAAACAAAGTAATGGGCAACCTTATGCTGAAATAGAAACAGCAAAGAAAGAAGTTAAGGCAGAAAAAGCAGTAAAGAAAACAACAAAGAAGAGTAAATAATGACATACAGAGACAATCCAGAAATAGCAAAGAAATATAAAAGCAAAAGATGGCAGAAGCTAAGAAAGCAAAAGTTATTATTAAATCCACTATGCGAAAGATGTTTAGAGAAGCGGAATATACAATAGTGCTTATATAATACATCACAAAGAATATGTAACAGATAAGAACTATGAAGATGATGATATATTCTTCAATATAGAAAACTTAGAGAGCTTATGTCATGAGTGTCATAACAAAGAACATTTCAAAGAAGAAGCGAAATATATATTTGATGAAAATGGAGATTTGATAAAGAATGAGTGAAGATATAGATATTGAATTAGTAAAAGATAGAATGTTTGAAAACAAAATTAAATTAAAAATAAAAGAAGAAGAATATATTATTAGATATAATAATGATGCAAATCCTATAATGATAAATGCTTATTTATTAAAAATGGTAGAAGACACAGATAAGATAATAAAAGTAAGAAAAGATAATGAGTTTTACATAGAAAATGTTACAGAAACAAAGAAAAGAATAGCATTTGAAGAAGCATTAAGCAAAAAAATAGAGTTTTAGAAGTACAAATAGCCCCCCATAGGCACTATGAAAGGCGCTCTATGGGAGAACGGTGGGTGGGCAACGGAAAAATTCGAACAGTTACACATGAGGGGTGTAGTAAGGAGGTGCAGACATGAATAAAGATGAAATAGTTTCTAAATCAATTTTAGAGGAAAATTCAAGGGAAATGATATCAGAAGAAGAACTAGAAGCAAAAAGAAAGAAAATAAAACAAGAACAAAACAAATTTAAGAAGATCTTCAAACAGTTAGATAAAAAGACATTTTCTTTAGTTCAAAACTTGATAAGTGAACTTGCTTTTATGTCTGTAACTCTAGAAGAAAATAGACAATATATTGAAGAACATGGTGTAAAAGAATTATATATGAATGGCAAAGGGCAATTTGGATATAAAGAGTCCGTAGAAAGTAAAAATTATAATGCTATGATAAAAAATTATTCTAATATAGTAAAACAACTTGTAGATTTCCTACCTGATAAGGAGAAGAAAGGTGCAGGAGAAGATTTGCTAAAATTCATAGCAAGTGGTAAGAAATGAATTATATAAAAGAATACTATAAAAAGATAAGCTCTGGAGAAATTATTGCAGGTAAGAAAATAAAGAAAATATATAAAAGATTAGTTGAGGAAAGTGAAAATAAATCACTTTCTTTTTATTTTGATGAAGAGACAGGCGAAAGACCTATACAGTTTATAGAAACCTTTTGCAAACAAGCAGAAGGAGAAATAGGAAAGCCAATTAAATTAGAATTATTTCAAAAAGCATATATACAAGCTTTATTTGGATTTCTTAATAGAGATACAAACAAAAGAAGATTTAATGAAACAATGTTTTTAGTAGGACGTAAGAATGGAAAAACAACAATGCTATCTGCTATTGCGTTATATATGATGATTGCAGATGGCGAGGGCTCAGCGGAATGCTATTCAGTTGCTACTAAAAAGGATCAAGCAAGTAAGGCTTTTAAATCAGCTTGTGCAATGAGAAGTCAAAGTCCAGAAATAAGAGCAATAGTAAATAAACGAAGAACAGATATGTATATGCCTTCAACATTTAGTTCATTTGAGCCTTTATCAAGCGACTCTGATACATTAGATGGATTAAATGCACATTTAGTAATTATAGATGAATTGCACGCAATAAAAGACAGAAATTTATATGAAGTAATGAAACAATCAACATCTAGCAGAACACAACCGCTGGTCGTAATGATAACAACAGCAGGTACTGTTAGAGAAAATATATTTGACGATATATATAATTATGCTAACAATGTATTAGATGGAACAATAAAAAACGATGCTTTTTTGCCTGTACTTTATGAATTAGACAAAGCAGAAGAATGGAAGGATATCAAGTGTTGGGCAAAAGCTAATCCAGGATTAGGAACAATAAAACAATATAAATATTTAGATGAACAAGTACAAAGGGCAAAAGATGATTTTAACAGTAAAAAAGGCGTTCTTTGTAAAGATTTCAACGTTAGAAGTAATACAGAAGAAAAATGGCTTGATTTTGATGTAGTAAACAACGAAGAGACATTTGACATAGAAGAATTAAGAGGATCTTACGGAATAGGTGGAGCAGACTTATCAAGTACAACGGATTTAACTTGTGCAACTATTTTAGTTGTAAAAAATCGTAAAAAATACATATTGCAACAGTATTTTATTCCAAGAGATAGATTAGAAGAAAAAACACAAGAAGATAATGTTCCATATGATATATGGGAGAAAAGAGGATTATTAACGACTTGTGAAGGTGCAAGAGTTAATTATTCAGATGTAACAAATTGGTTTGTAAAAATGCATAATGAATTTGATATTTCTCCTTATTGGATAGGTTATGATCCATGGGGAAGTCCATATTGGTTACAAGAAATGCAAGAAGCAGGATTTGAAATGATAAAAGTAATACAAGGTGCAAGGACAATGTCAAATCCTATGAAAGAATTGGAAGCAGATTTAAAAGAGAAAAACATTAACTATAATAATAATCCGATACTTAAATGGTGTTTATTAAATACGTCAATAGAAACAGATAAAAATGAAAATATAAGACCTATTAAAGGTAAAAAATCAAAACAAAGAATAGATGGAACAGTAAGTTTAATTGATGCTTACTGTGTTTTATTTGAAAAAATGAATGATTATTTATCACTGCAGGAGGAGTGAAATGAGTAAAGAAAGAAGAAACCTGTTTAAATCAATATTTGGGACAAAAAAACAACAAATAGTTCAAACACAAACAAGGCTACAAATGCTTAATAGTTATAATGCAGAATTTACAACATTGGGAGAAGGAACTTATGAAAGTAAAGTAGCAAGACAGTGTATAGATAGGATTGCAACACATTGTGCTAAATTATTACCAAAACACATTAAGGACAATGTAAGCAACAATATTAAAGGTGATATAAATTATTTGTTACAAAATCAACCAAATCCAATAATGACTAAGTTTGATTTTATATATAAAATTATATCGATGTTATATACTGATTCAAATGCTTTTATATATATAGCAAAAAATAAGGACGGTATGATTACAGGATTTTATCCTCTATTAGCATTGAATTACAACTTGTTACAAGATCAGACAGGAAAAATATTTTTAAAATTTAAGTTTGTAAATGGGCAAGAATACACATTACCTTATTTAGAGCTTATACATTTAAGATTGTTCTATAACAAAAATGATATTTTTGGAACTAGTAATAATGTTTTAAGAACAGATTTAGAAACAGCACATACAGCCTCAGAAGGTATAAAAAATGCAATTAAAACTTCAAGTAATTTAAAAGGAATTTTAAGTTATGAAAATTCATTACTAAAAGATAAAGATTTAAAGGCAAGTAAGGAAGCTTTTGTTAGTGACTTTTTAAGTTTAGAAAATGAAAGTGGAATTGCTGCAATGGACGCAAAAGCAACATTTAAAGAAGTTAATTTAAAACCAATTACATTAGATAAGGAACAATTAGAAAGAGTAAATGGAAATATCTTTGATTATTTTGGTATATCAGAAAAGATAGTTAATAATAGCTTTAATTCTGTTGAATGGAATGCGTTTTTTGAAGGGGTAATTGAACCTAGAGCAATACAAATGAGTGATGCATTTACAAGTAAAATATTTAGTTATAAGGCAAAAAAGGATGGACACAAAATTATATTTACTGCAAATAGGTTACAATATGCCTCATTAGATAGCAAAATAAATTTAATTAGAGTTGCAGGAGCTTACGGATTATTAACTAAAGACGATGGAAGAGAAATACTTGACATGGCACCATTAGGAGGAGAAGAAGGTTTAAAAATAATACAAAGTTTAAACAATATAGATTCAAGCATAGCAAATCAATATCAAGGAGGAGAAGAAGGAAATGGAAGAGAGGATTAAGGAAAAACGATTAACTGAAGTAAGAGCGTTAGCAGATACAGACAAAATGATTGTAGAGGGTTATGCAGTTGTATTTGATAGTGTAACAGATCTAGGATATAGAAAAGAAGTTATTGATAAGAATGCTTTTAATGGTTGCGATATGTCAGACGTTTGTATGAAATATAACCATGAAGATAATGTATTAATAATGGCAAGAACAAGAAATAATTCTTTACAAATGCTAATAGATGATAAGGGATTAAAAATAAGAGCAGAATTAATAGATACACAAAACAATAAAGACATATATAAAATGATAAAAGCAGGTTTGCTAGATAAAATGAGTTTTGCGTTTACAGTTTCAAGTGAGGACATAGATTATGATACAGATATAAGAAGAGTAACAGGAATAGACAAACTATATGATGTATCAGTTGTTGATGTACCTGCTTATGATACAACAGAAATATATGCAAGGAATAAAGAACAATTTGAAGAAGAAAAACGCAAATATGAGAAACAAAAAGAACAGCATAGGAAGTTAGAGTTAGAAAAGAAAAAAGCATTAGCATTATTAAGTTTATAATCTCGAACGAAGAGCGGTGGTAGAACTGCTCTTTTTTAGTGCGGTAGAGCCTAATAGAGTTTTATAGAAGCGGTGGTAGAACTGCTAAAAAATTAAAAGGAGGAAGTTTAAATGACTTTAGAAGAAAAACAAGAATTAATCAAATCTGCGACAACTGAAGAAGAACTTGAAGCAAGAATGAAAGAAATTGAAGAAGATAAAGAAGAACCTAAAAAAGGTACAGAAGAGGTTAAGGAAAAAAAAGAAGAATCTGGAGAAATAACATCAGAAGAAGAGAGAAAACTTATAGCTGACACTCAAGAATTAGAAAAAAGAAACAAAGATGTTTCAAAACTAAAAAAAATAGGAGGAAATGAAATGGAAAAAGAAGAAAGAAAATTTGACTTAAGCTCAAAAGAATATAGAAGTGCTTGGGCTAAAAAAGTAATGGGGTATGCAGAAGAAAAATTTACAGAAGATGAGAAAAGAGCATTAGGAGATGCTGTAACAACAACAGCAACAGAATTTGTTGCAAGTACTGCAAACACACAAGGGATAAATAATGGTGGTCTATTCATACCAACATCTGTAAGGGAAGAATTTATGGAAAGATTGTCTGAAATGTCTCCAATATATAGAGATGTTAGAAAACTAGAAGTTAATGGAATTATAGATTTACCTTATGTAGATTCAGCAGATAATGCAAAATGGTATGCGGAATTAACTGATACAGAAAATGAGGGAATAGAATTTAAATCAATTCAATTAACAGGTTGGGAACTTGCTAAAGATGTAGTAATTACATGGAAATTAGAAGAAATGGCAGTAGAAAGCTTTATTGAATTTATATTAGATGAATTAACAGAAAAAATGGGTGAAGCTTTAATTGATGCTGTTATTTACGGAGACGGTTCTGGAAAACCAACAGGAATTACTCACGGATTAACACCTGTAAAAGAGGGAGCAACACCAATAGATTGTTTAATAAATACTTATAAATCATTAAACCAAAAAGCAAGAAGAGGAGCAAAAGGATATATATCAACAAACGTTAATATAGATATTGTTGGATATAAAGATAAGAATGGTAATTATCCATTCCTACAAGGACTTGCAACAAATAAATTAGTTTCTGTAGAAGTAGATCCATATTTAAAAGATGAAGATATAGTTGTTGGCAACTGTAAAAAATATATTTTAAATGAGAATACTCCATTAAGAATTGACAGAGAAAAAACAGTTAAAGGAAGAAAAACAACTTATGGAGGATATTCAATATATGATGGAAAAGCAAAACCAAATTCATTTGCTTATGGACAATACACACCATCAGAAGCAGGTGTTTAATTAAACGGAGGGAAGATTGTATGAATGATTTAATGATATTGGCTAAACAAAGTTTAAGCATAGTAAATACATCAACATTAAAAGATGAAGAAATTAAAATGTGGATAAATGCAGGAAAAGAGGATTTGAAAAGACAGGGCATAAACTCTGAATTAGATAATCCTCTTATTAAATCTGCAATAGTAATGTATGTAAAAGCTAACTTTGGAAATGTAGATATAAAAGAAAAAGAGCTATCTCAAAAAACATACAATCTTCTATGTCATAATCTAGGATTAAGCGAAGATTATAAGGTGGTGGATAATAATGCGTGATATATGTTGCAAGTTATTATCTACTACAATTGAACAAGACGATATAGGGCAAGAAGAAGAAGTTCTAAAAGAAAGATTAATACCAATAATCAAAGTTGAAGATGTGTATTCTAAAGAATATTACGAAGCAAATCAACAAGGATATAAGCCTTCTTTGAGACTTAGAATAAGTGCTTTGAATTATAAAGATGAAGAAGAATTAATCTATATGGATAAGACTTATTCAATAATAAGAACTCAAGAAGTAGCAGCAGATGAACTTGTATTGATTTGCGAAAGGAAAATAAAAAATGTCTAAAACTATTAAGCCAGAAATGTTTGCACAGGCTGTCAAAGAATACTTAGAAATATATGTTGAAGATATAGGGGAAGCAGTAGAGGAAAAATCAAATCAAATAGGAAAAGAAGCAAGAGATGAATTAAAACAGACATCTCCCAAAAAGACGGGGAAATATGCTAAAGGGTGGACTGTTAGAAAAGATAAAAAGAATAAGAACTATTATACAGTAAAAGTGTGGAATAGGACAGATTATCAACTAACGCATTTACTTGAATTTGGACATACTACTAAAAATGGTGGAAGAACTAAAGCAATTCCTCATATTCGACCTGTAGAAGAAAAGTATAAAAACAAGTTTGAAAAACAATTAAAAGATAAGATAAGGAGGAACTCAAAATGACACTAAAAGAATTAAAAACTAGATGTACTAATGCAGGCTTTAAATATGCTTATGGGCAGTTTAAGAAAGCGACAGAGCCTCCTCATTTAGTAGCAATAGCAACTGGAACTGATAATTTTATGGCAGACAATAAAGTATATTCCAAAGATATACCAATTCAACTAGATTATACATACCTAAAAAAAGATTTAACAATGCAAAACAAAATAGAAGATGAAATTTTAGGCGATATCGCTTGGAACAAATCAGATGAAACTTACTTATCAGATGAAGATGTCTGGCAAGTAAGTTATTTTTTTGAAATTTAAAGGAGGAAAAAAGCAATGTCAGAAAACAAAGTAAAATTTGGATTAAGCAATGTTCATATTGCAAAAATAACTGAAAACGAAGGTGCAATAACATATGAAACACCTTTTGCAATGCCTGGTGCTGTGTCATTAAGTGCAGATCCAGAAGGAGAAACAACTCCATTCTATGCTGATAATATCAAATATTATATAGCAACATCAAATCAAGGATATACAGGAGACCTTGAAATAGCAATGACTCCTGATGAGTTTTTAACTCAAATATTAGGACAAGTTGCAGATTCTAATGGTGCTTTATTTGAAAGTGCTGATGATCTAAATGCAAGATTTGCTCTAATGGGAGAAATTGAAGGAGACAAAAAGAAAAGAAGATTTGTATACTTTGATTGTACTGCAGCAAGACCAAGTGCAGAAATGAACACAAACGAAGATTCAAAAGAACCACAAACAGATACTATATCTATAACAATGTCTCCACGTTCTACAGACAAAGCAATAAAAGCTGTTATAGAACCAACAGAAGAAAATCAATCAGTATATGATACTTTCTTCACAAAAGTATATGAAAAGAATGCAACAAAAGGAGTTTAGGAGGTAATTTATGAAGACAATAACAATTTGTGGCAAAAAATATGATATTGATTGCAACGCACTTACTTACGTTAAGTATAAATCCATATTTAAAACAGGGATATTAAAAGATATGCAATTTATTCAAAACTATCTAATTAAGCAAGTGGTAGTATCAAATCAATTAGAAGATAAGAAAATGAGTGAAGCAGAGAAACTAAACAAGGTATCAGAATATATGATAGATGATACAGATGAGTTTATAACAAAAATTACTCAATTAGCTTGGATATTAATATATACAGCTGATAATAAAATTGAAGATTATGAAACTTGGTTGTCACACATTAATTTTAAAGTTGATGATGACTGGATTGCAGAGGTAGCGGAATTTGCCGTAAATTGCTTTTGTTGATGAAGAATTATCAAAGGAACTAGAAAAAATAAAAGGAGGTGGCAACTCTAAGGAAGTATTTCCAGAACATGAATTTTTAGGTTCATGTTTAAGAATAGGGTTGCACATCTCAGACTTAAAAGAGCTTACCTATGTAGATGTAATGAAAATACTTCTTACATTTATACAAGACAACAAATTAAGTCAAAGGGAAGCTACACAAAGAGATATAGACAAGTTATTAGGATAAGAGGGTTAAATCCCTCTTGTTTTAATGGAGGTACATAGATGAGTGGTTCAATTAAAGGAATTATAGTAGAAATCGGCGGAGATACATCAGGATTACAAAAAGCATTAAGTAAGGTTAATTCTGCTACATCTAGTTTGAGCAGAGAACTAAGGCGGAGTTAATTCTTTGCTGAAATTAGACCCTAAAAATACTGAATTGTTAAAACAAAAACAAGATGTATTAAATCAGTCAATTAAAACTACAGAAGATAAATTACAGCAGTTAAGAAGTATTAAAGAAGAAGCGGACAAAAAAATGGCTGAAGGCACAAAGATAAATGAAGAAAATTATCGTGCCTTACAAAGAGAAATAATTAATACCGAATCTAAATTAAAACAATTAGAATTATCAAATGACGCATTTTATAAAATGGGTCAAAAGGTAGAAGAATTTGGAAATAAAATAAATGCTGTAAGTGAAAAGATTAATAGTTTGGGAAACAAATTAACTACAAGGCTTACTCTTCCTATTGCAGCGGCAGTTGGAGCAGGAATAAGTTATAATGCAGAATTAGAAAAACTTACTACATCATATTCAACTTTTCTAGGAGATTCAAAAGAAGCAGAGAAGGTTATTAATCAGATAAAAAAAGATGCTACCAAAACTCCTTTTGATGTAACATCTTTGGTAAAAGCAAATCAAATGTTAATATCAACAGGAGAAAATGCAGAAGCTTCACAAAAAACCATATTAGCTTTAGGGGATGCAGTAACGGCAACAGGTGGAGGAAATGACGAACTAACACGTATGGCTTCAAATCTACAACAAATTAAAAATGCTGGAAAAGCAACGGCAATGGATATAAGACAATTTGCTTATGCAGGAATTGATGTTTATGGATTGTTAGCAGATTACTTAGGTAAAACAACTCAAGAAATTAAAGACATGGAAATATCTTATGAAGATTTAAGTGGAGCATTACAAAAAGCAAGTTCTCAAGGCGGAAAATATTATAATGCAATGAATAAATCAAGTGAGACACTTGCAGGACAAACAAAACAGCTTAAAGCTCAAGTTAAAGATATGGCGGGAGAACTTACAAAAAGTTTAATGCCTGCTGCTAAAAAGACTATTGCTCAAGTTGAAGAATGGATTAAAAGATTTGATAATTTATCAGATTCTCAAAAAGAAAACATAGTAAAAATAGGTTTAATGGTAGCAGCTGCAGGACCACTATTAAAAATAATTGGAACAATAACAACTGGAACAGGAAAGGTTGTTAAAGGAATTGGAACAGTAACAAAAGCTATAGGACTTGCTAAGAATGGAATAGGAGATGCAACAGGTGCAGCAGCAAATTTAGCTAAAGTATTTCAAGGATTAACAAACCCAGTTGGATTAGCTGTTACGGCAATAAGTGCATTGGCAGGAGCTTATATATATTTAAAGAATGAAGCTGATAAGTTACCAGCAAAATTACAAGCAACAATAGAAGAAACAGAAAAAGCAAGACAAGCACATGAGGAATATAGAGAAGAATTAGATAAGACGGCTTCTAGTAATCTTGCAGAAATACAAAATACAGAAAATTTAAGAGATGAATTATCAAAGCTAGTAGATGAAAATGGAAAGGTAAAAGAAGGATATAAAGATAGGGTTGCTTTTATACTAAGTGAGTTGAATAAAGCTTTGGGTACAGAATATTCTTTAACAGGAGATATTATAAATCAGTATAAGAGTTTGCAAGATGAGATAGACTTACTAATTTTAAAAAAGAAAGCTCAGATAATATTGCAGAATGAAGAAAGCAAATATTCAACAGCAATACAAAATCAAAATGATGCATATAAAAAAATGATAGATGCTCAAAATGAATATAATAAGGCATTAAAAGGAAAAACATATGAACAATATTTTGAAGATTTAAAACAACAATATATTGATGCTGGATATACAGCAAAAAAATCAGCAGAGCACGCAAAAGACTATATGGCTAAATGGGTGGATGGATATAGACAAACATATGAAACGAATAAAAATATATACAATGATTATTTAAATGATATTGTTAAATATGAAAACGATTTTTCAACAATACAGAGTGATAATACAGAAAAAATAAAAGAGTTAACGGATGAGAGAATAAACAACTATGCTCGTGAAAATTTATCTAAACAAGAACAACTACAAATAGGAATAGAACAAGAGTTGTATAATATCACAGAATTAAAAAGATTACGTGAAGAGGATTTAAAAAATCAAAATGAAATTTCAGCTGAAGCTAATGCTAATGCAATAAAAAGTGGAGAAGAACGTTTACAAGGTTTAGTTGAAAATTTAATTGCACAAACAAGTACTGTAAATGAAAATTCACCGCAAATTATCGAGGCATGGAAACAATTAGCAACAGGTTCTTACTCTACATATTATGATACGATATCTCCATTAGATGATGAATTAAAAAAGAAAATAGAAGAAATGACAGGAGTAACAGCAGAAAAAACACCAGAGCTAGTTGGAGAAACTCAAAAAATGATGACATCAGTTTTAGATGAGGTTGAGAAAAATCCAGAATTTAGAAAAGAAGCAATTGAAAATCTTCAAGGATTTCTAAAAGGGCTGAATGATGAAGACTTAAGGCAATTATTGAATGATGCTGGCGTTGCTGATGTAGAAAAAGTAATGAAAGGAATAAGAGATGGTAACTTAGCTGAAGATGAAGGAGTGGAAATATTAAGTAGTTTACAAACAGGATTGAATAATAAAAGTTGGAAAAATAGCTTGTGGGATACTGCTAGAAATATTGCTTCGACATTATCTGGATTATTAACAATTAAAGCTAATGTAAATGGAAAAACTTCTAGATTACCAGGACATAAATCAGGGCTTGACTATGTTCCTTATGATAATTATATTGCAAGATTACACAAAGGAGAAAGAGTATTAACAGCAGAAGAAAACAAACAATTAATGCAGATGGAAAAAGCTTCAAGGCTGAAAGTTCCAAATATGAAGGCAATAGGTCAATCTGTTGCTGACAGTATAAAAACAGTATTTACAACTCCTACAATAGTTATAAACGCACAAGATGAATTAACACCACATAAAATAAATACCATTATAGATACAGTAAATAGAAGATTAGGAAGTCAATATTAGTCGAATTTTGTCAAACGATTTTTCTTGCAATACTTTGCTGTAAAAGGTACAATATTAAAAGAGGTGGTATTGTATGAAATGTCCAAAATGCAATGAAGAGATAGCAAAATTTTCTGATATTTGTCCAAAGTGTAAAATAGATATTTTTGAATATAAAAAAAATATTACAGAAAAAGATAATAAAGATATGGGTAGAGAAAAAAATTCCTCAACAAAAACAACATCGTTGAAGTGGATAAATATTTTACAACTATTCGGATTTCTAGTTGCTAGTTTTATTAGTTTTTCAATGGAAGGAAACAAACTACAAGGAATTATTTACCTAGCAATAGGTTTAATTATATTTGCTTTTATAAGAGGATTTTCAGATATAATAGATTTATTAGATGAAATTAACAATAAAATTAAGTAAGGAGAGATTGCTATGAAAAATATAATAAAAAAATGGTGGTTTTGGCTAATAATTGTAGTATCAGTATTAATTATAGGTATATTAATAAATCAGTATATAGAAAATAAAAAGCTAGAAGAAAAATTTGAAAAAATTGGAGAAGGAGCTTTAGATTATTATGAAGGAGTTCAAAAAGCGGATGGCTACCTAGATAAATTTACATATAATTATGCAACAGGAGAAGTTGATTATAATCCAAATAAATAGTTTGAAACACTTGCAAATGCAGGTGTTTTTATATTATCAAGTAATAAAACAATAAAATTAATATTTATAGCATCAGATTAAATTCTGGTGCTTTTATTATGCAAAAAAGGAGTCACAAAATGGTAAGAGAATTTTATATAGAAAATGAAACAGGGCAACGTTTTTCTATGATGGATATAGAAAAAGGTTGCTTTTTAAGTTCTCCAACGCGGACTTGGTTATTCTTATGATATAGAATATGCGCAAATAGGAAATGACTTTATACAGAATATAAGAAAGTTAGCACAAGGGCAAATATCAGGAGAATTAATCTTTAAAAAGTACGATAATTATAAAAAGTTTGTAGATTTTATAGAAAGTGCAAAGAATTTAAAGTTTGTCTACAAAGTGCCTCTTGAGAATGGATTTACAGAGTATTTTAAAGATATAGATATATCTAATGTAGACAAAGGCGAAATTCGGCACAGATGCAGTTTTAAGAGTCCCTGTGACATTCAATGCAAAATCACTATGGTACGAAGCAAAAGAAGTAGTATACACAATAGATTCAGTAACAAATGAACTAAGATGGGATTTTGAGTGGAATCCAGTTTTTACTGCTTACGATAATAGAAATATAACATTTGATAATAAGGGGCATGATGAAGCTCCTTTTAAATTGGAATTAAATGGCGAAGTAGTAAGTCCAGCTATAACAATTTTAGAAGACGATATTGAAGTAAAGAAATTAGAATTAGATGGTTTAAGAATAGAAGCAGGAGAAACATTTATATATAACACAAAAGATACCGAGCAGGAAATTATAAAAACAGATGGAACATCAACAACCAATTTATTTAGTTTCTTAAATCCAAACTTTATAAATTTCTTCAAATTAAGAAAAGGTGCTTCAACTATTAGACTTGAAGCTGATGGAGAAATAACGAGTGGAAAATTAACAATATATGTACAGTATAAAGCTGTATAATAGGAGGAGGAAGTATGTTAAAAGGACACGTATTTAACTTGCAAACGTTTACATCAGAAGCGTTTGCTCTTTTTATTGATAAATTTTTAAATGGTAGATGTGGAGTAGCAAAAGGCTGTGAATTATCTAACACAAATACTTCTGCAACTATAGCAGATGGATATTTTGTAGTAAGAGGAAGATTTTTACAAATTATTTCAGGAGTAACAATATCTAATATAACAAATAACGGATTTTATAGTTTAGTGTGTGAAATAGACTTATCTAAGACTAATACTGCAGATCAATTAAATCAAGCAAAAATAAAAACTGTGTATAATGCAAGTAATTATCCTACATTAACACAGCAAGATATTACTGGAAGCGGAACAGTATATCAATATGAATTTGCTAGATTTAGAGTAGAAAATGGCTCTATAACGAATTTCGTAGATAGAAGAACATATCTTGATTTTGAAATTCTTTACGATTTAGTAGAAAGTGAATTGAGAAAATTAGAAAAGCAAAGTAATGTGTTAATGAAAACAGGAGGTACTATAGATGGAGATTTGGAAGTCACTGGTAATATTACAGGCAATCTTACTGGCAATGTTAGTGGCACTGCTCGGAAACGCTGAAAAATTAGGGAATAAAGAAGCTAGTGAATTTATTACAAAGGATAATATTGCTGTATTAACTGGAACAATAACAACACCTGCTAAAAATGCTGAAAGTTTAACTGGAAGCGTAGAAGTAAATTATCCTATAGGATTTACAAGGGATAATTGTGTAGTTATATCATTAATGCTTCATAATCAAAAAAAAAATTATAAAGATTATTGGTCAATATCTTCTTTGGCTAATGATTCGATGATTATGTTATATGGAAACAACGGGTCAGCGACATTAAAGCCAAACAAGATTAGAGTTTATACTAATAAACTTTCCTCAGCTTTGGAAAGTGAAACATTTAATTATAAATTAGTTCTTATGAAAATATCTTAGGAGGTCTTAAATGGAACTCTACATATTATCAAAACAAGATTTAAATATATTATCTATATGTAAATTAGCTGATTATCAAATAAATTTAGATGAAGAAACAAATGCAAAATCTACATTTACTCTAATAAAAACAAATGGACTAAAAAAAGAGAACTATATGGTATTAAATGGACTATACAGACAGTTTATATTTGTAATAGATGATGTTCAAACAGAAAAAGAAAGTGACGTAGTTACAGTTACTGCTCTTGATATTTCTAACGTATTTAATAGAAAAGTAATAGAAAAAAATATAGACACAATGAAGAGTAAGTCTATAGAAGAGTTTTTAGCAAATACAATATCAGAGAACTTTGTAAATTCTGATGATACAGCATTAAATGTTAATTATATAGAAATTTACTGGCATACAAATACGCAAGGAAATGTAGCAACTAATGCAGAAAATGGACTATACAACTTTCATACATTCTTAACAAATTGCAGACAGTATAAAAACATATATACAGATTTTAAACTTGAGAATTTAGGAAATCCACAAACAGTTGAAGGCAAAAGAATAAGTATAGAAGCAAAAAATAGAAAAATTGTAGATATAAGTTTAAACGGCGAAAGCACACAAAACGGAACACCAACACCAGACAACCCTATTGAGATAGAAAATGTAGAAGGAAAGAATAAATTTAATTATTTATGGTTTGATACTACAAAAGAAGTAGTCTGGACTGCTTATCAAAGCATATCAAGTGTAGCTAAAGCAATTCCTATATTTATAGGTAAAGGCAATGTTGCTACTTTTAGTTCAAATGTTCCTTCGTTATCTGGGAATAATTTGCTATATGCAATTAATGATTTAACGCAAACATCAAGTGCATCTTTTGCATTAGGAAAAACTCAAACAATAAAAGCTAACAATGAAGGATATGTTTATGTGGGGTATATTAAATCAAGAACTAATTATGATAAAGTTAAGGATGGAACTTATTATGTGCAAGTGGAAGAAGGCACAGTAGCAACCCCATACGTTCCATACAACTCATTAGAAATAAAAGATATAGGAGAGAATTTGTTTGATATCAATAA